AGAAAAAATATGAAAAAGTTCAAGGTCCTGCTCCCATTTATGTGAGACACATAAGTGAGCTACTTTCGGAAGAGGTAAAGAAAAGCAGATTACTGATTAATATAGGAAATATTGATCAACGAGTCTTAGATAGATTAAATATAATTCAACGTGCACATTTTCAATCTAAGAAAACCTTTACATTAAGGGAATTCAGTAGTTGCTTTTCAGGGAAATCAATAAAACCCAACGAAAGAGTAGGTGATATTCTGAAAAACGTCCGTTCAGAACTAAGTCAAGGCGTAGAAGGAAAACTAGGAAAAACCAATAAAAATATGTCAAAACCTGGCAAAAATCATTCCAATGTCCAAATTGGGAATGAGGCGTCTGATAAACGCTCTGGGCAACCAGTCAACCCTAAACTAGGGTGGCAGGAGACAATGAAAAACAAATTTGCAAATGATGGTTTCTATTGTCCTGTCAACGAGGTCCAACGCGGGTTCCGCTTAACTGATCTCGAAGATATTGATTACAATGCTGTACAGAACTATTACAGCAATCAATGTTATAATTTGGTGGGTCTTGTTAGACGTGGATATTCAACTGAACAAATCTTAAATATCTGCAGAGGGCAAGGCAAACACCTTATTGTACCTATATATGAGAATAATGTGATTTTTAATTATTCTAAAAACTTAGAATGCGTATATAGGAAAAATTTACTTTCTGGGAAAATTGACAAGTTACCTTTGCTAGAACAAATTTGTCGATTGAAAGTAGATCGTAAAAAACGCGGACATTTCTTCAATCCTGTCTACATTAATAAAAAGTGGATGGTGTTAAAACCGGAAACGAAGGAGGATATTAAAGAAAGTGACGCGACATTCACAAGTGTGCTAGGTGATCTAACTTATCTGGATCTTCCTATGGAAAACAGAATTTATTTCACAAATGGAAAAGAGTATTATATACCTAATAAGTTAATTGACTCTGTTTGTGTTAAGATGGCTTACACGAAAGTGACTCCTACAATTCTTGGATCCATTAAATACTATGCTAGGAAATATGCTAGTGACCTTCAATTAGAGCTGAATCTTGATGATTTGAACCTAATAATGAAAATAGTTTTAGAAAAAACGAAGGAAACTGGTGTATTGGCCTCGATAATATATAATGGTCAGTTCAAGAAGTATAATGAGTTGCTGGAGTTTAAGTTGTCTGATAAAGTCTGTCCGGTGGAGGAAAAGGATGTTATCGGTATGATCGATAGCTTGGCACAGCGTTTAAATTTGAGGGAGACCTCTGGAGGCAAGGTAGTAAATACCTCCGTGAAAAACACAAAACTATCAAGCCTTAAGTGTGCTACATTTGGTGATGTTGTAAACACGATGCGAGATTCTTGGAAAGAAATATTAAATCGTAAACTCACATTAGATATCCCATTTGGGGGTGGTAGTGTAATCCAATCCTGGATTGACGCTGCTATCTCGGTTTGTAGTAAGGAACCTACTCAAGTTTACACAGAAGCAGCTGGCCTGGTGTCCAAGTTGCATATGTGGAGTAGTACCTTTGTCTCAGCGGCGTCGCAAGTAATTGGAACGTTGAAGGCAGCTATAAACCAAGAGGACGATATAGGTATCCTATCGGATGTAAATTTTTAAAAGCCGGGACTATATCGAATCTTCGAATTGACCACAACCATAAGTACTTCAAGACAATGTCGGGAGCGGGTTATATTGACTGGAATTTTAAGAACGAAACCTTTATGTATGAACACAAGTCGTTTCATTTTGCACCACCTGTATCTTTTGATACAAGTGTCGAAAACTTGTACTACGCACTTGCCGCACATTGTAGTCCCCCGGATTATGATGTTGCTCAGGTATTAGGCGTGTTTAAAGGACAACCATTTAAAGTCAATATGTCCAATCTGGACCATATTAGTACGGACGAATATCTATCGAGATTTCCAACTAACAGGCAGGCCATGTTGAGGGCAGCTTTGGATAGGGGAGTCCGCGATCCGTACCATTATGCGTTTGTAAAGAAAGATAAATTGCTTGTGGAAGATTATAAAGTCCCCAGAGTTGTGCTCGCATCATCCGATGAAACTATAGCTAACTTTGGGGCCTGGTACATGGCATATTCTCGTGTCATTAAGAAGACCTACTCTAGGATCCGTTCTCCAGAATTCCTTGCTACAGGAGTTTCTGGGGAGCAGGTAGGGGCCTGGTTCAATTATTGGTATAAGCTCATTACCCCTGAATATTATGTGGTAACCGATTTCTCTAAAATGGATAGATCAGAGAACGTGTTAAACTTAATGTGGGAATGGGACCAATATTTTGCATCAATGGATAAAAACCAGAAGAGAAAGTACTGGCCATATTACCTCGACCAGTTGGTCGTATATATAAGGGGTATGGCCGGTAGTGGGGGCGCGGTACGACTAGGGGGAAAAAACTCTGGTTGCTTGAACACTTGCATTGGTAACTCAATCCAACACATGCAATTGCTCAGGGTATTTTTTAAGAGGTTGGGATGGGTTCTTGGCGTTGATTGTGCATATCTTATCTTAGGAGACGATTTGTTACTAATGTCCAAGAAGGCCTTTCCTCTTAAAGAGTACAATGAGTATTGTGTGTTGCTTGGATTCAATGTGAAAGCATCGCAATCAAAAGATCTCTCTAAGGTAGATTTTTGTCAGAAAATCTTCTTTCCCACTACTGATGGATTCATGCCAGGGCCGAAAGTTGGACGCTATCTTTCTAAGATAGGCTACTCTTTTAAAAGTGACTATGATTATTTATCTTCTGTCTTTTCAGAGGATCTTTCTCATGTGCCTATACTTTCTACATTAGAAGGTATACGTACAGGAAAGGTTTTCTTAGATTGGGAGCTACATAATGAGAAGTTACATGTTAAAACTTTC